CCCGCGGGATGTGAGGGATCTGGGCCGATCCCGGCTTAGCCGGCATCGTCAGCTCAACATCGTACTCACACCAAAGATCCCCAAGTGATTGGGTACCCGTGGCAGCGGAACCTGAGACCGTGAGGAAAAGTTCCCCACAATCATAGGTCTTCTTGTCGGCTGCAATTTCCGACGCACGGACATACCGCCAGGGCATATCCGAATTCAGGCGCTTGATGTCAAAATTCATCTTACAGTCCTTCCAAGGATTGTCCTCCATCGTACCGGTAAACTGGGCGGCTTCCACTTTAGTGGAAGGGGCATCGTTTTGGGCATTGTAGGAGGGGACCATTTGGACCCTACCCGCTTCCGTCGTGGCGCATGAGGAAATCCAGAGATAGGCCAATTTCATAAATCGGTATTTCTCAAAGGAGTTCGCGACACCAGACAACCACGGAAAAGCTTTTGCTAAACCGGGGTTGAGATGGACATCTGCAGCGACGACGAAAGGGGTGGAATTCAAAACATCCGCCTGAATCAGCTCTCGCATAGTGACTCTCGTAATTAAATTACCATCCTTATCACTTCTGGATGACATTTTGGGTTTCCCCGAAATGATTTTCTTGGAATAGGAGACGGCAGCGCCGACTACTCCGTTCCGAATTTGACCGCCTTGAGTGAGACCCCCAGCGGAGGCGCTCTTAGGGGACGATCGTGCCCCGCGAGACTTGTTTTTATTGTTCTTTTTTCCCATGGACCCATAGAAAGACAAAACTATGGACTGTTCATTTCGAAGAAGGGACGAAAACTCCGGTCGAAATTTGGTGAATAATACCAGACACGAATTCGCCCCACAACCTGTGCAGTCTCTCGACATTTACCAGGATGGATTTAGTACGTAAATCTTTACAACAATTCTTAATCAGGGTCACTACTCCCATACCCCGCTGCAGGGAAGAATCATAAACGTTTTAGGTTACCACGAAAAGTGGCTCTTCGAAACCCATATTTACACTTGCAGCTAATTTCTAAGATACAAAGGTTCTAATCATTAAGACTAGAATCCTCCGACGACTGAAGTTTAGAATCGTCGACTTTCTCTACTATATCACCATCTTCCAAAAACTTAACGAATTTCTCAACAGAGCCCCCAATGAGGGGGACAGTGGAAATCCCTAGAGGAAATTTATTCAATCGAATAAGTTGATCACGTAGACCAATAGGTAATCCGCCGTAATCATTACGGCAGATAGCCCAATCTTCGAATAATTTACCTCTCGTTAATTTCTGTGAACCCTTTCTAGCTTTCCCAGTAAACATCTTCGAGACCAGATTCTTCTCCTTGATAGGATCGGAAATCGGGTTGATATCTACTGTGAATAGTTCTTGTTTTCTATATAACGGCCGAATCATTGGAATAAGAAGCGGAGCTTCTTGAACAATGGAACCGGCCCACTCGCGTTGTTTCTTCGTAACGTGTACATGAAAGTCATCAGGCCTTGAACAACCCATACCACCCAATGAAGGTGATATAAATAGGTTGCGACCCTTCGTTTCTTTACGAAGATCTTCCGAGTGATAGGATATATACTGAGCAGCAATTAAAGCTCCCTTGCTGGGCAAGGCGCCTCTGACCACTTCATCAAAAACAGTGCAATAAGGCTCTTTCTCACCTTCACCGTCTTCATCTTTTCCTTTACTACTTTCATTAGTAACTTTACCCATGACTTTATGGTTCCCAACAAAGAGACCCATATTAAGAAAGTCGATTCTCCAGGGGGTTGGAAAACCATACCCGAGGACAATATAACCTTTAAATAACCTATCAGTTATGACAGGGTCGGTCAACCCGGATCGAGAGATCCCGAGTCGTTCGAGAATAATTCCCGAATCTACCATAAAGGCATATCTATCATCGACATATCTATTTTTGGGTTTAAGTATACTTAATTCTATCTTTTTCAGTTTCTTAACATCAAAATCTTTTCCAAATTCATTAATATTGGTTTGATCAATATCAACAATTTCAACATAATCCGTTTGTTTGGACATGTAAAAATCACTGACCTGAGTCCCAATATAATCGGACGAAGTTCTGGGACCAGAGGTCTCGAACCAGGTAGAACATCCGGTATCCGACCAACCTAATTTGGTAGCCAGATCCGGAATGGAATAATGAAATGAAGTAGAATTAATATTCAAATACGTATGGTGTTTATAGGCTTTTCCTATAGAACGCTGAAGTCCAAAAAGATTACCGAGGTAATCATGGAGTTTCCAGTCGTCTTCATCTCCGATGTAGACCATGTCATCCCCATTTACAAGACAAGCATTCATAATTAGATTATAAAACTCATCCTTTAACTTGGGATTAGTAGTTAATTTATCAAGGGATTTACCAAGACCGAAAACTTGAGGTCTTCGCATGTAAAACACACATAAATATAATAAGAAATTCGCTATACATAATATAACGAAAGAAAGAATTGAACCCATCAGTTGACCATTAAGCTGCTGAACAGGCTTAATATGCCAACTGATTCTCTTATTCCCCTTCCGACCGCCTTTGAGCTTAGGATAGAGAATAAAATGGGGGGCTAATATACGTAAAAGTAGCGTATATAGCTCATGATTTAGGAAAATCAGAAAATTTAAAATATTAGAAAGAATTTGGTGCGAGAGTGTAGCACTGAGACCGTCTGTAGCTGCCTTATAATCAATAGACAGCCATTTCATAGTTCTAAGATCTTCTCCTAGAAAATGACATAATCGAACTCTTGCTTCAACAACATCAATCAGATGTGTCGAACAGACAGGTTTACCGATTAGACGGAAGCAGGGTATCTCCCTCAAGAACGAATGGATCAACAACTGTACTCGCTTACCTAGATAATACTCTAGGGCAGGTCCCTTCGAAATTACTCTACCCTTTAAGGGTTCTTTAACTACTTGAATCTTGGCAGTTAACGAAGAATCGTTAAGTCCAGGATC